ATATTCACGGCTTGCTAATGATCCAATCATTTTCTACCTTTCAGCGCATTGGCTATACCAAGGCACACAATTCCCCCACCAGCATATCTCGGCTCTTTGATCTTACCGCCCTTTTTCTTGGTCAGTTGATAAGCCGCTAAACCTGCAGTTCCCAATCCAGTCGCAGCAGATAGCGCTGAAGGAGGAGCTTGATAGGTTGTAGACGTAGTATTAGTAGGCGTATTACGAAGCAAGTTCATAACATTGGTAGCCTGCGTCATCGGGTAGTTTTGTGTATTACCGTAATTAGAAATGGCTTGGTTAAGAACATTCTGTTGCTGAGCTTGTTGCTGACCACCCAAAGTATTTTGGGTATTCATAATGTTCATCTGTGCGGCTTGGCAAGCAGTACCAATATTGGATAAAGTACCAGCTGCTTGATTTGCTCCTGCATAACCTGCTTGAGCTCCTTGAACACCTTGCAAACCAACCTGTGCGCCTTGCATACCTTGAGCCGTACCAGCCAACTGAGTATTGACGCCTTGGAGTCCTGCTTGAGCACCTTGAATGCCTGTTTGATAAGCTCGGTTAGCAGCGCATACACCCTGAAGTCCTTGAGCATTTCCAGTCAAAGCAGTACCGATACCAGACAATCCTAGTTGTCCGCCACCCAAAGCAGTTCCTAAACCTGTTTGTGCTCCAGCCAAACCTTGCAATCCAAGCTGAGAGCCTTGCAACATATAGTTTGTAGCAGCGCAATAGGCTTTGTTGTAACCGCAAGCAATCATTTTTTGATTTGCTAAGTTCTGGTTAAGCGTATTCTGTGCGGACAAAACTGCACAACGACCACCACCAAAAGCACCTGCCTGAGTAGCTGCGGCTTGTTGATTAGCCTGTTGTTGACCATATTGCTGATTCATCAAAGCCATTTGAGCTTTTAAAGAATCTTGCAAATATGGATTCATATTTGACTGAATCAATGCGGCACATTGAGCTTGCTTAGCAAAGTTAGCGCCTGCTGCGGCTTGCTGAGCTGCATAACACTTAGATCTTGCAGCAATACACGCACCTTGAGCTTGTGCAGCCAAACCCATCTGACCAATCTGAGAGCCTAAACTGCCATAACCTGTAGCACATTTAGCCAAGTTAGCACCTTGAGCGCCATAACCTGCACCCATTGATCCATAATAACCACCGCCTTGGACTCCTAGATTTTGACCCAACATGCCCGACTGATAACCTGCGTTACCATATCCAAGAGCTTGTGCTGCACTAGCCAAATCACCTTGACCCGCTGCACTAGCTAAGTTAGTAGCCGCACCGAACTGACCAGGCATCTGCATATTTGCAGCTTCACTTTGTGCCTGTTGTTGCAAAGGAGAAAAGCCTGCTACTGCCTGTTGTGCCGCCGCCATTTGCTGAGCACCAAAGCCTGCTGGCCCCATAACGGGATTACCGCTTGAATCAAGTAAAGGTTGACCGTTGGCGTTGGTTTGAGGAACCATTTGACCAAAAGCCGTATAGCCTTTTTGACTTGTCGGAATGTAGTTTCCTGCCGCATCAGTAGCCAAAGAACCATCAGGATTGGTCTGATAGTTGAATTGATTCATCATCTGTGAACCAAGCAACGTATTAGCTAACCCCTGAAATTGGGTTGGAATGCTACTCGTATTTACTGTTTGTGTTGCGGGTGCTGTAGACCCACCGCCTCCGCCACTCATACTTTACCTCCTTTGTACAAGTCTTGCGTGGTTTGACCGCTTGCAGGCGGAGTCAAATTGCCAGCTGCTTGATTGTAGTTAACCGCAGGCGCAGTAGTTGGCGCAGGAGCAGCAGTAGCCTGTTGTGGCCCTTGGTAATAATTCATCATAGTACCCATTGGACTATATCCACCACCATAACCACCAAATGCACCAAAACTACCTAAACCGTTATAGCCTTGATTAAGACTATAAGGATTCGATGCAAACGGATTCTGCATTTGAGGAACAAAGTTAGATGCTTCTGATCCGTACAATCCACCTCCAAACTGACCAGAAAATCCACCGCCAGTTGGTTGTTGAGGCGTATAACCGCTTGGATTCATATTCGCAGATGCTTGGCTAGGAGTAAAATTACCACCGCCAATAGCCCCATAACCATAAGGATTGATATTTAAAAACCCTTGTGAATAGTTCTGTGGCATACCAGCGCCTTGATTGGTAAAGTAAGTATTGGGAGGAGGAACATCATTGCCGTAGATGTTTCCATAAATAGTATTCGGCTGCATAGGCGCTTGAGTGTTGTAGCCTCCCCAGTTGCCAAGCGAAGAACCACCAAAATTTTGTGGGGTTGTGTTTTGTTGTTGTGGAGCATTCATGTTCCCAACTGCTGATCCCATATTTCCTAGTCCTGCCATATCGTTCTCCTAAAGCTTGGTTTCTACAAGCATTGATCGTTCTTCAAATCCGTACCGCTTCCACAAACGTGCAATAGACGGTCTTGCCATTCCCTGAATCTTTGTCGCACCATGCGCCTTGAATATGTCACCCATCTTCTTAAATGTATCTCGGTTTGAAATTAATCTACCGCCAATACAAGTAATAAAAGCTACCCTGTCATTTGGATAGTTGATAAAAGAAACAGAGGCCGCCCCATGTATCTTTCCATCTTCTACCGCTACCAACAAGATCCATTGACCTTGTGATAAAAACATCCTAATCTGGTCGAGCGTGTAGTCACCATGACTATATTGCAACGCTGCTTCAAAATACTCCCGAACAGATTCCCAGATTTGATTAACAAAATTTTGTGGAATTTGTTGAATGATCATCAGGGTAAGAATTTTTCAGGTTTAATCTGTTTGCCTTGCTTAGGATTGCCTGTTCTAGCAGCCCTAACTCTGTCCATCATTTTATACAAATGCTTTGCTCCTGCATCAGTAGAACCATTACCCAAATGGGAAACTACGTCAGCAGGAACTACAAATTCTCCATCAGCTAAACGAGCTTCTTGTTTGCCCGCAATCGTTGCTGGAATATCGTCACTCATGCCGTCACCTGGGCCTTTGAGCAAGTGACCGCCATCAGAATAAGATCCTAAGTTTGATTGATGATGCAAACCAGTAATACCACCATGAGCATAAGAAGCAAACAATCTATTGGGTGTAAAGTTTTGTGCATTGAATCCCACGGCATTCTTATTCATAGCTCCTGGATAATTAGGAGCACCAGGTATTGTGGGTCTAGGCATTAAGGCATAAGCTCCCAAAGCACCAGCTCCAAGAGCCCAAGGCATCACTTGATTAGCCGTGTAAGTCGTACCTAATAAGTTATTAATGCCACTTGTAATGCTTGAACCAATCCCCGATCCTTCGGCAGCAGTTGGGCCTCCACCAATAGGCGTATATGGTTGACCTCCTGGCGCTGGAACATATGAGCTTTCAGTAGGAAACAATCCACTAGGTGTTAAACCTTGAGCTGGCAACGTTTCAGCTAAAGGAATTGTTGCTTTATTAACAGCAGTATCTGCTATGGTAGGAGACAAGATAGATTGCGTAATTGGATCGGTATAAACGCCACTACCCAAAGTACCTGCTTGCGCCATGCCAAGGTCAGTCAATCCACTCATGGCATCAGCGCTGCCTGAATCCATCAAAAGGCTTGGGCCTAAATCATCTAATCCAATAGTTGCCATTACATCAGCAAATGCCATGTCATTTCTCCTCTAGCAAAGGCGTTTCAATAAACATACTTTCCAATTTTTCTACATCAGTTTCATTGGTAGAAAATATGTTTTGGAACACCACGGTTTCTAATATGTAAGCTACTTTTCTTCCTGGAGGAGCCATGAAAGTCATGGGCGCTTTTAGCTCTTTTCTGCTTCCATCAGGATTAACAATGATCATGTGTCCTGATAGCATATTGCACAAATGATGCGTCTTATGTGGCTTACCAATCACCACAGCACCTTTAGGCATTACCAATTCTTTGATGTAAATATTGGGGCCAAAATAATGTCTTTCTTCTGGAACCAAAGCAGGTAGCTTTTTTACCTCTGCAATAAGATTCTCAACCTTATTTGCATATTGATTGGCAATTGAATGCACTACTTCAGTCATATCATTGCCTTGGTTTTATACTTAGGAATGTCAGAAGGAAGTATTCGTGCTCCCGACATTTGTAATGCTTTCGTTAATGATGAGTCGGACTCAGCATCATAAATTACTTTAATGCCCTTGCTACGCAAGAAATTTAGGAAGTGATGAACAGAAATATCAAAGTTATGTGGATTGTCTTCTGTGAAAAAATGAAACTGCGCTATGTTTTGACTTAGGATTTTATAAGCCATTACAGTATCTTTATAGCGCATAAGCTTTACGCCTTGCTGCAATCCAAGCAATACCGCTTTCATTGCCTTTTGGACTGGGACATTATGGTCAGCAAAATACTTTTTGAGGATATATGCAGTAGAGTTTGTATCGGAAACGTTAGATCCACGGCTACCCATTGCCGTTTGAAGTAAGTGCATTTCCCCAGTATCTATTCCACCACCAGCCATAATTCACCTCGCAATTTTGTATATTATCGACTTAAAAACGTTAAGCATCAAGTACCTTGACCACCACTAATTGTGATTGTCAAGCCCGTTGCAGAGGCTTTAAAGTAAATAGTTCCACCTGAATTCATAATCATTGTTCCAGTCCACTCTAGCGTAGCATTGGCCGCAACTGATGTGCCGTAATAAACTGCATTACCTGTTCCTGCCGTACCGCCAAATGGGACTAAATGAAGATTGAACGTGATAGGGCTGCCAGTTGTATTGCAGATCATCATGTTCTTAACAAAGGTCAAAGTAGGCGGTGTACTTGGAACCGTATAGATCGTAGCTCCTGCTGTCGTAGAAGCTGCTTGAGCAAGCTGATAGCCAACGATGTTTTGAAAGTTAGCCACTATATACCCCCAAGCCAGTTAATGGTTTGCTGACTGTTATCGTCAACAATCAACAATTGAATGGCATTATCTACAGTTTTGAAATAAAGCCTAAGCGCATTCTCAATGACATTGATTGTATTGGGATCATATGTAACCGAGGGAGCAGGTAAGTTGGGGGCAATTGTGTTCTGAATATTAGACATTATCCACCCCTTCTACCGTCTGTTCTGATATCAATACGAGGAGCACCCAACTGCCATGCTGTTCCTAGCTGAGCATTCTCAATCTTAAATACGAGCTGACGTCCCCTAACTCGGGTGTATAAATACTGCGTAAACTGCTCGACTGGATAGGAAATAGTCTCTGTCAATGTGCCTGAATTAGTACCGCCAACTGAAGCTGGATTGGTATAGCCTGCACCTGAACTGGCCAATGGATAAAGGAACATGGTAGCTTGAGGATTGGTAGCCGTAGAACCTGTAAAGGTAATATCAGGCAATATCCTCCAAACAAAACCAAACTGTTCGCCATCTTCAATGTCAAATTCAGAAGAGGTAATGTAGGCATCCATAGGCTGAGGCGTACCCGTTGAATTGTCATCAAGACCAAATTCGTGGTTAAGCAACTTGCCTGTTTGTGTGACTGGATCGTAGATAGCTGCCGTAGGATAGGTGCTGATACCGCTATCAATCCAAGCAGTCCTAGACATTTGACCGTAGTACCAAATGTTATCTAAGTAGTTATAGACAACATAGCTATCGTTTTCCAAAGCATTAGCTGATGGATAGAACCACCAAACTTCATTAAACGCCTCATTGGTAGAAGCATAAACTTGGGTGCGTTGATTCTGATTGATGTTGGTAAATACATACCTTCTCAAGTCGCAATTAAGCGTATTAACTGCTCCGCCACTATAGACGTAGAACTTATCAAAGCCCATCCAGTAAACAGCTCCTGAAGCCAAAACTGCTGCGTTTTGCCCCATGATAGAAATGTTATCTGTAAGTAAGTATGTACCCCAGAAGTAAGGAGCTCCAACGTATTGGAGGGAATAAGTAGCCGAATCAGTAATCACCAAAACCTCTTGGCGTGTCTGAATGGCGGTAACAATCTGTGAACCCCTAGATAGCAAAGAGCTACCCGCTTGATTGGTAATAGAAGGAGCCCAAGTGGTCAAACTGTTTTGATCCGCCCAACGAATCAGCATGGGATTTTGAACAGTCGTGCCATAGTCGTTGCATCCAAAAGCAAAGACAAAACGATAAATATCAGAAACAAAAGTAACGTTGTTAACTACAGGAGTGTCAACATCAGCATTAGCAAGATTGACGAGATTAATGCCTCGTGTGCTGATAGATTGAACACCAGAACCGGCAGCATAAGTATTAACCCCACTTCCACCGACAGTAGTAGAAACGTTGCAAGTATTGCCAGATACGTTGATAACATAATAAATAGTTCCTAACTGAAGTCCAGCAGGCAACGCACCAGTCGTAGAAAACTGAATAGCCGTTCCAACTGTCAACGGATAAGTCAAAGTAATAATAGCAGGCGAACCTACTGAAATAGCCACTTGAAATCCAGTTAAAGGAACATTAGGATTCCAGTAATACATTCCGCCACCACGGACGCCAAAAACCAGTCCTGCGCCAAAGTTCTTCTGACTCCAAAGCTGAATGCTATTCGCAGTAGCCTGACCATTACCCCAAGAGCCAAAGCCCCAAGCACCAGTTCCCCAACCGCTATTGGAAATCACATAAGCTGGCCCAGTATTGATTTGGTACTCAGCTATCACACCTAGCCCCAACGTATACGTCAAACCAGTAGGTGTACCAGCAGTAGTTGTAACGGCAGTTCCTCCCCTAGTTGTTGATAACTGGAAAGTGGTTGAGCCGTTCGTGGCAATGATGTAATAAGTCGTTGGATTAGCATAGCCTGAAATACTTCCTGTTCCGCCAAACGTTCCGCTAATGGTTATAGGCTGACCCACATAAAGCGTATTGGCAGGAGATGAGCAAGCAAAATCACCTGTCGTATCTGTGATCGTAATGCCAGTCAAAGTAGTTGTGTCTGAAGCTCCAGTACCAGTACCAATACCCCAAGTACCGCCACCCCAAGGCCCTGCACCCCAACCAACAACGCCAGTAGTAGATGCTTGAATAGTGTAGTTATTGCTATCAATAACCGTTACCTGATATTCACCAGTAATCGTGACTCCATCAAAAGTAATGGTGTTGTAATAGGTTACAAAGTCACCTGTTATAGCTCCATGCCCAGGATCATTGACCTTAACCGTATACGATCCGCCAGTTACCGTGAAGCTTGTTTCTGGTATGACACTTGTGTAGCGAATAGGCGTGATATCGTAATAAGCAGCGCCTAGTTCAATGTAATACTTGAGATTTGTACCAACGCCAATTAAGTTTTCAGCGCTGATTAATGATGATTCATTGAATAAAGTAGACCAATTCCAAAGAGCTCTACAAACACCTTTAAAAGTGTTGTTGGAGATGATACTCCATCCTCCCAGTTTCTCAGGGCTACCTTGGCGAAACCGTATGTTATTACAGTCAAACCACCCGCCCTCAGTGGTATATCTTGTGTTCTCACGGTTGACGCCAGCTTTGAATAGAAGCTTCTTTAGTGGCATAACTTATTGTCCCATTAGGCGCTTAAAACCGCAAGAGTTTTAGCAGTTAATTCCTTGCGTTCATTCAGTCCAAACAAACCACCATTGATTCTCTTACAAAGCGCTTCATCATTATCAACTAAGTTATTGCACCCGTGCGTAGCCCAAAACCAACCACCACTCATTGCTGCATACATAGGTGTTTTTACCAAGTCTGGATTCTTTACAAAGTCCTGACCAAGGGCTTGGCCACAATGCCAGTAGTTATCGTGAAAGGTGAGCTGGATCGTACCTCTTCCCCTGTACAAAAAACCGTCCCCACTTGCCTCATTCCTATTACCTCCACGATTAGCGTAAATGCGGTTGGCAATCTTTTGAGGTTGATGGGCAAAAAGGGCATACTCCTCTGGTTTAAAGTGAGTATGAAAGAGAGCTTGAAGGGTTTCAGCTCTATAGTTTAAGTTCTCTTCCAAAGTGCGGAAGTGATTGCATTCATGGGAAAGCTGACCAATAAAAGCCGCCTGCTCTTTAACGGTAAAGATGTTGAACTTTGTGATCGTTGCATTAAGTGGCTCAACCCATTCTGGCCCAATCTGTAAGGCATGAAGCTTTTCAACTGTAATCATTTCACACCCTCATTCACGGTCTTCATCACTTCGTTGTATTGGCTAATGCAGGCATTGAGCTTGACGATTGCTTTGTCTCCGTCTGCTGCGATGGAGACAATATCTTTAACAGTCTGTCTGTTAGATTCGGCTCCATTGGCTTGATCTCCATTGGGGGCATCTGCACTGGCTTGTACACCACAGGTGGAGGGGAGGCGCAACTCGCCAGCATCAATGCGAGCATTAATACTAGCTTGCTTTGTTTTGATATCATTTTTAGCCTGCTTTAATTGACTGGTGGCTCTTGAGAGCTTTTGTCCGAGCTCTGCTTCTTTTGCCCGAGCATCTCCATTAAGGCGCTCAATTTCTGCTTTATCTTCTGCAACCCGTCTTTCATAGCCGTGATGATCTGAGACATAGTAACCTCCTAATATAAACAAAACTGCTCCAGCAACTTTTATCAAAAGTGCATGAGCTTTTAACAACGGGAAAATGCCCGCAAAAAAACCAACTACAAAAATGGCCATACCGCCAAACAAGGCGGCCAACGCCAAATAATACATGATGTTACCGAATAGCCAACTAATCATATTGCTTGTGCCCTAGCGTTAGCCATTCTTTCCCTCTCATGGTCAGGTTCTAAGTAAGGCGGTGTTTGAGGAGGAAAAGGTGGCGTCCAGTTGGGTGGTGTAGATGGGGCCATCATTACGACTGGAGCTGGTGGTGGGGGAGGCGGAGCAACATAGGCAGCAGTATTAGCTTTTGCTGCGTTCATCATGTTCGTAGCCTCATTGGTTACGCCCTTGGTCAATATTCCACCAATACCGCCAACAATCAAAAGCACAATATCGTTCAGCATCTTGGAGAAAGCTTGATCTATTGGGGCCATTTGTTTGATTGGTTGAGAAACAAACATAATGCTATAGATCAATGTGACCACAATAAAGAACAGAATCAAGGTCACCATGATAATCACAAAAGCCCTTACACGGACTTCTATGTCATCGGCAGACAGGCGTTCCTTGGGACTGTTGAGGAATGCTAGAAGTAATTCCTTCAATTTTCTTCTCCAAAATGGGGGCTACTAAATATTCAGGGCAAGTTTGCGTAAACTCACACATCGGTTTTTGGCATTCTTGATCCTGAAAGTGTGCAGGGTCTTGGCATGTATAGCGATAAGAATCATGGCAACCTGTACACAAAAATGGAAAAAATATACATATTAGTATAGATGTGTATATAAAACTGGCTTTTTTAATCATTTGCCTTCAATCCTTTGTAGGGCCTTGTTAACCCTCAGCTCCATCTGCCTTACATCCACATACATCCAAGCAATCAACGGAATCAGTAAAAGCAAAACAACCAACAAAACAATGATCAATAAGATGGCGAGTGTGTCATGCTGAGAATCATTAGCCATGCCCACATTAGCATCAGCACTGTAATTGCTGAAGCCACCATTCTTCCCTTTATTAGATCCGCCTTTTGCTCCCGTTGCCATTTTGCCCTACGCTCCTTCAGCATTTCCTCTCGTCTTGCAAGCGCCTGCACATTGGCAATGTGACCAATTTGCTGATTGACCCGAGTATACAAATCCTTCAATTCAAGAGGAACGTGGTACACCATGTAATCACTCAGCTCCGTATTCAATTTCTCCATCTGCAAATTGGCAATCGTTATGTTAATTGCAGCCTCTTGGCCTTCCTCGTTATTTGCATGAAGAGCAAACTCTTCCTGTTCTTTCGTATAGTTTTTTAGGGCGTTGTACGCTCTATAGAACTTGATGAGAGCATCACTGACCTGTTGGTAAATGAGGTTTTCATCAAACTCTGGAGGAGCCTCTTTCTTCTTTTTAGCCTTTTTAGTAGGTTGAGCAACTTGTGGTTGCTCTTCCTCTTTCTTACCAAATACGCTAGTTAAGAACCCAAGAAGCCCTTTGGCTTTTTTTTGTACTGCCTTAGCGTCTTTGACAACTCCATCAACTTCATGGGCAATATCAACAACAATTTGCCTACCCTCTTTGTACATCTCACAAGCATCTTTACAGAGCTTGAAAGCGCCAGAGGCAAGGGCAACAAGAGTGAATGGATCAATTTTGACACCTTAAAAAACCCCTCCAAAGAGGGGCTTGGATTTTAGTTAGTTGCAGGAGCTGGAGTAGCGTCTGCGGGGGCAGCAGCAGGCTCAGCGGGGGCAGCAACCGCATCTGGCAAAGCATCGTGAGTAACGGTGTAACCGTGGTCTGTGAGCAATGTGATTGCGTCTTGAATGTTTTGTTGCTCTTGTGTGAGGAAGTCAGCAAACTTAGAAGCAGCATCGTGCTCGGCAGAACCTTGAGAAAAACCCAACTTGGCAATGAAATCTTGAAGGGATTGGATAACGTTAATCATGTTTATTCCTTAAAAAATACAGTCAAGTGACTGCTCTTAAATTTTCTTATAAATGAATGAATAATCAATTACAAACCAAAGATTTTCTTAAATATTTCAGCCGCTGCACCAGGTCCCATGAGCACAGCAATGATGACGGCATAAAGCAAATACTCAATCTTTGACATCCTCTTGGAACCATCCATCAAAGACTTGGAGATTGAGTTATATCGCTCTGTACAGACTGCTTCATGCACAGCTAAACGCTTATCTACATCGTCACTCATTTGTGCATGTGCTTTAAAGTTTCAGCTAGACGAGCTCTTTGACCAAGCTTGCCTGGAGCCTTAGCTGCTTTAGCCAGTTTCTTCGCAGGAATCTTTTTGCCTTCAGGAACATGCAACTGCTCTCTCAAAGCGCCTGCATGTTTAATTGCTTTCTGTATCCACTTCTCAGCCATGTCACTCTCCTTTGTTAATCGTTGCAGTTGACGTTGCACGATCTATCGTCATAACGCCTTCGCACACCACATTCCAATCCTGTCCATTAGCCTCAATCTCGCTATTGCTTGGCACATTTAATATAAAATGTTTTAGCAAGTATTCTTTTTCCCCTTCGAATACTCGCCAAACATGCTCCATTGAACCTCTGCCTGCTTGACCTCTGGACTTGTTAAACCGAATCCTGTACTTCAAACCACTTCTACTGGCGTAGTAGCAGGGGGAGCTACATTAGCCAGTTGAACACCAAGGTTAAAATGAATAAACCGCATAGGCTTAGCCGATGCATGTCTAGTAAATGAATGAGCAAGCCAAGCATTGGTAAACATAAATGTTCCAGGCTCAGGCTTAAAGTTAATCATATTGCTTGCATAAGTAGCATTAGCAGGAACCAACTCATCAATGTTGATCATTATCTTTGCTGCTTTAGGATCATGGAATACAACATGAGATGAATCTGGAGGGCAGTCGATAAAGTAAAAACCTACAATCTGAGATCCAAATCCATGAACATGCTGCTCCATTGCAGAATGCTTGTGATGATGCTGACACCACATTTCGCTGAAATAAGTTGTTTTATTGATCATGTTATATCCTTGTGACTCAAGAATATTCCATGCCGTCTGGCCAACAAATGTTGAAAACTCAAACATTCGTTCATCGGTAAATAAATTTTCAGTCATTATGACTGGATAAATTGGATCAAGCTTTTTACCTTTTTTAACTTTGTTCAAATACTCAGTAGTAACTTGTCTAGTTAATTCCAAATATTCTGGCCTATTTACCGTATAGACGGCAGTAGGAAAATAATAAAGAGCTTGCAATTGATTCTGCGGTGGAGCTTCCTCCTTAACCTCAGTTTCCCCAATAACTTCAGCAGCAGAACACATTGTCTTTCCTTTGGTTGTAAAAAACTACATTATGCACCAGGAGTAGGAGTAACTACAACCCACGTTGCTGTTGCAATGTCTAATTTATAGTCTTTTCCATCACTTGGGTAAGGAGGTCTTATTTGCCATGTATTTGTTGTTCCTTGCCAAAAATACTGTTGTCCATCTGTTGGCATTGGAATAGGAGGAACGTAAGAACAAGTTACCTCATCAAATGTCCATGCGGTTAAATTTGGTCTGGGTTTTGAATTCCAAGCATCTTTCACAGATTGTTGTTTGGCTATTTTTTCTGCGTCTGTCATGTCACGCAAGGCCCAAACATCTGTCCAAACACCGTTAACCTTTTGATATGTCGGTTCTTGGCTATCAAGAACTTGATATACCGTAGGTGTTGGAATTTCTACACGAGTGAATGGCTCCCAATTAGACGGAATTGAACCAAATGCTTGCAAAAGATTTTCTTCAAAAGCAGGATGGTTAATTGGATTTCCGTTGCTATCAGTTTCAATGTATAAATTCATATTATGGAACTCCTACACAAGTTGATGGGAATGTTCTTGAGCATCCAGGCCACACAATTCTCACAAATCCACCTCCACCATGTTGTGTAGTGCCTCCTCCTCTCCCAGAGCCACCAGCACCTCCTCCATAATTACCTCCCGAACCACCTTTATTTCCTAAAGAACAAACACCAGATCCACCAGAAGAACCACCAGCACCTCCAGAACCAACTCTTGAATTAGCAATTCCAGAAGAACCTTGTCCGTAAAAACCTACACCACCACCTCCACCAGCGCCAAGGCAAGCGGAAATTGCTCTTTGTCCACCAGCACCACCTCCACCAGAACCTGATGTGCTATTTGTACATCCATAGCCACCAGCTCCACCAGTCCCTGAATAACCACCAGCCCCACCACCCCCTGAAGTACGGTTGTAATAATTTCCATTGCCTGAACCACCATTGCCACCACCACACCCACCATGATTTCCACCACACTCACCTTGTCCGCCACCACCTTTTACTATACCTGTGTTTGCAAAATAACTGCATCCACCAGATCGGCAGCCACCACCACCAGCACCAACAGTAATGCAATAAGAAGATCCAGGTGTAACTGCGTAATTATTTTTATAACCTAATCCACCTCCAGCGCCTCCGCCGCCCCCAAAAGGATTTCCACAACAACATCCGCCACAATTACCTGATCCACTGCCTCCACCAACAGCGACAATAGAAATTTTAGTTACTCCAGCAGGAGCTACCCATGTGAATGTGCCGGGTGTAGTATAAAGTTGTGAACCTTTAACAACTGGTGTAACGCTATTACTGTTTCCGCTATATGCACCATATCCTACCGAATTAGTTGCTCTAACTTTAAATGTATAAGCTGTACAGTTTGTAAGACCAGTAATTTGAATTGGAGAGCTAGAACCAGTTGCAGTATGAGTTCCTGTTGCTACGCATGTTGCTTGATAGCCAGTAATACCAGGAGGAATTCCTGTGCATGATGGGGCAGTAAATGCTACGCAAGCAAGTGCATTTCCAGCCGTAGCTGTTCCAATTGTTGGAGCTCCAGGTGCTTTACCTACAAAACCAGCAAAGCCAAAACCTTTAGCTGAAGCTGCACCTCTAGTTATAATTAGTGGCATTGTTTACCTCTTAAAATTGAACTAAAGATCCCAACACGGTATATGTTGGAGTTGAAGAAGTTTTAATTATTGTATATGTATATACATCAATACCGTTTGCATTTCCAGATGTTGGAGCTGATCCACCCTGCCAAGAAACAGTTTGAGAATTACTATCCACAGTAACTGCCGTATTGTAATAAGCAGTAGATCCTTGAGTTACCAAAAATGCTACGCTGATTACATCGCCTACTGCCATAGCAGTATTCAATGTCGTTCCTGATGAGAAGGATAAATTAACTGTCCAATTAGAAGTTGCTGCTGCGGTTGAATAAATAACTGCACCGCTTGCTACATACAAATTGACTGCGCCAGCTATTCCTGTCCCCGTCAATACCGCAGATTCAGCAGCATTTAAAAGTTTAATAGCTTCTTTTGAGCTTGTGCCTGTAAAGTTTTGAGTGCCAGTCCATGTGTTGTTAGCTGCTAACTGTACGCCACAAGCGGGTTGGAAAGACAATACTCCAGAACCATTGGTCGCTATTACTTGCCCAGATGTTCCGTCTGCCGCAGGCAACTGCCATTGAATATTGGTTGATCCACAAGGAGCACCTTTGAATCCAACATAATGAGTATTTGCAGTATTACCAAACTTGATACCACCACCCGATCCAACGTAAGCATTAGTACCGTCAAATGTAAAATTAGATGATGCACCTAAAGATCCAGAACAGTTAAATTGCAACTGTGAATTTGAACCAGCAGCATTGATACTAGCTCTTACAAAATCTGAACCATTCCAAACAACAACTGCATTTGAATTGGCTGCTATTACAACACCAGTTGTAGCAGATGCTTTAACAGTCACAGTAGAATTTGACTGATTAACAATAATGTATGTTTTGCTTTGAGCTGGAGCTATGATGTTTCTGTTTACACCAGGTGTACCAGTAGGAATAAGGATAGCCTGTCTAGCTTGATTAGCTGCTCCTGAACCAGTTGTGGTCAGCGTCCAATCTGCTGAAGTGACGCTTTGAGTAGCTGAACCTGCTACTGCACATTCAACCAATTGCGTAATATTGTTATTTACTACAGTTCCCCAAGTGCCAGACAAGCACCCCGTAGTAGGTAACGCTAAGCCCAACAATGACGTATAACTTGTTGACATTTTATTTCCTTACACCGTTTTTACTGCAATCCATGTTGCCGATTGAGTATCGTTAACATTTTCCCAAAAGTATCTACCAGCAAATGAATCAGTTGTTGAAATTGATTCTACTGTATTACCCACGAATTTACTATTGCCACCAACAACATCTGACAAAGTAACTGGCTCTGAAACCGCCCCAACAAATACACCTCGCATAGTAAAGTTGTCAGAGAAATTAATGGTTTCATTTACAGAACCATTTTGACCTCTAAATGCAGTTATGGCATCGCTTAAAGTAACAGTTTCAGATACCGATCCTGAAAAAGCTATACCTCCAACTTGTAAAACAGTTAAAGTTATAGTATCTGCAATAGATCCTGCAAATGCACCTGCACCTGTATACGCATCAGAAAAGCTAAATGATTCAGGAACGGTTACATAAGAACCAAATCCACCTGTCTCAGCATCCGTAACTGTAATACTATCTGTTACAGTTTCATAGAAAATGAACGTTGCGGGCTCTAAATCTGTTAAGCTGAACGACTCAACTGTAGCTCCAACAAGGTATGATGAAGCGGACTCAACATCCGATAGCGTTACAGTTTCTGTAACCGCAACGGCATTGATAACAGTCGGATTCCCCGCAAAAGATGTTGCAGAAAATGATGTTATCCCAAACATATTAGAACTGGGTCTGTGAAGCTAATACGGTATAAGTAGCACTAGCTGTCTTAATGACCGTATAAGTATAAACATCAATGCCTGTTGCATAGCCTTTTGTAGGGGCTGAACCGCCTTGCCAATAAACAGTTACACCCGAAGCAGATCCATCCACGTTTACGGCAGTAGGATAATAGCTTGCGCCACTTGATCCTTGCGTCACAAGAATAGCAAATGTAGCAGCTTGGTTTGTAGACAAAGCACTATTCATTGTTGTGCCAGAGCTAAACGTCAAATTCTGCGTCCATGTTGCTGAGGCGGCAGTCGTGTAATAGCTTACTGATCCAGTATTCAAATAAGCCGTAGCATTAGCATTTACTGTTCCTGCAACCGTATTTACTGTTTCTGCTGCGTTAGCTAAGACTTCACCCAATACACTAGTTGATCCGCTAAACGTTTGTGTATTAGTCCAAGAATTAGCAGCGCTTAGAGAAACAGTAGACAATGTACCTGATGTAGGCAAAGTTACTGAAGTTGAACCAGTAGCAGTCAATGTTATTGGATAGGCGCCAGAAGTAGCAAAGTTACCTGTTATTGTTATGGTGTTGGATCCATTATTGACGCCAGTTCCACCATATGTACCAGTAATAACGTTAGCATTCCAAGTACCCGAAGTAACTGTTCCAACGGTAGTAATGCTTGCTGATCCAGCCAAAGGAGATGCGCCAATGGTGTTATAGGATAAAGTAACTGCGCCTGACCCGTTGTAAGTTGTACCCGAACTAGCACCAGATCCGCTATTGTTCAAGGTCAAAGAATTGGTTACTGATCCTGCGCTACCAGCAGTAGCAGCATTCAAGTTAGCCACTTGCGTTGTACTGGAAACCACGAATGGAGCAGTTCCTGTAGCAACTGTATTGGTCAATTGTCCAGACATACTCAAGGTTGTAACACCCTGAAGATACTGACCAGACATATTTAAACCTGCAGTACCCCAAGTTAAGGGTGCAGTAGAGCTATTTCCTGGAGGCAATAAATAGCCAGCCCAATTACCTGTAGCCGTGCTATTGGACAAAGAATAAATCCAACCAGCTCCACCAGGTATGGCAGTAGCTAAAGTATTTCCTGCGCTATCCTGAACTGTTACGTTTCCAGTTGAATCATTATCAACAATATATCCCATTGCAACGGGAATAGTTGTTTCATCTGGAAGTTTCAAAGTCTGTGTGCTTGTGCCACTAAAGTGCTGATACCTTGTACCAGATGCGGTAATAGTAGTTGTTCCAGCTGCGGTAACTACGTTGGTATATCCAGGTGCTTCATTATTCCAAGTGATATTGGAATTGGCATCTTTAGTCATTACACCACTTGCACCGTTAGCCGTATTGCCTAAAGCAGTAGCTACGCCAGTACCAAGCCCACTTACGCCAGTTGCAATAGGCAAATTAGTCGCATTGGTCAAAGTGCCAGAGCTTGGTGTACCCAAGGGGCCACCTGACCACAAGGCATACTCTGATGGGTAAGTGATGAATACATTGACCGTTCCACTGAACGTGACCGCACTACCCGAATTGCTAGACGAGTAGATGGTTGTTCTACTTAGTGTAGGCCCAGTAGTGGAATACGTTCCAAGACCCACCTCCCAGTTACCAGCTCCGTCAAAAGCTGCGTAATAAGTGGTGTTGCCATTACCAACAACGGCAAACGACTGATACCCAGTTACTGATCCACTTAATGTGAAACTAACTGTGGTGTTAGCCGATGCCGTCTGCTGAACTCGATCATATATTGCAAAAGCCATCAGAGGCTCCTATTAGCCTGCGGCTGATAATGTGTAGCTAACGTTGATTGTGTCACCATTACTGACTGTCTTTGATCCAGCAGTAAAGTTTCCAGCGCTGAACAATGTGCCTGTTGTGTTATCAATGGTTGATGAACCAGAGGCATTAATGAACGCACCGTACACAGTACCCGAGCTAGTCATGTTGAACACAACTGATGCGCTAGTAGCCAATACAGCTGGATTAGCCGTAGTGGTTGTGGTAAAGCTAGGTGTCTTGCGTGTGCCAGAATAGGTAGGAGCATTCGTTCCGCCAACTTCCAACCAACCAGAATGGCTTGATTGTGTGTCTGTATAGGCAGGAGTAGATGAACCACCGCTTGCACCCATCAAACCCATCACAATTGCATTAGTTGAAGCAGGACTTACAAAGTAAAACTGCAATAAGTTCTGACGGCCAACGTTAGTGGTCAAGTTTTGAATCGTATCTTGCCACTTGATGTTTCCATCTTTGTCGTAACAAACCGCTTCATAGACTCCTTCTAAGCCCATGATCTCGGTTGTGCCTGCGCCACGAGTGACTGTAGCATCACAAGTATCTCCAAATTTTGCTATTTCGCTCATAAAAACTCCTTAAGATATCCTTAATAATGCTGTCGTATTTGTGTTCGCAGGCATCGTTACAGTAAAGGAATTACTGCAAGTTTTGTCTGAACCAAAGTTTAACACAGCGATTGACGCATTGTTCTTTGACTTATCATAGATCAATGCTCCTCTGCATGTAAACGCTGCTGGACTCCATACAACATTTGCCCAATTAATAAATACCGTGTTGCTCTGATTGTCAAAGCTCACCGATATATTGGTCATCAACTGACCGCCTGCCGTATAGCCTGTTCCTACCACCTCATTGACTGAAGTGTAGACCGCAGTTGTATTATCTAAGGCCGCATTACCGTTGTAAAGTGCCATGTAGATTTGATCTGTCTGCAAATTGATATTGCCCAACAAAGCATTGTAGGTAAACGAAGTGGTGACGGTTTGAACTATCATTTAACTGGATACCTAACTTGACCATCTCTGTAAGCATCGCCACGGTCTTTGCCATCGCCCAATTGCTTGAGAAGAAGTAATGCCTCGTCATAACGTTTTGTATATACGGCCATGATATCCGCATCACCTTTCATAAAGGTGTAAGCCTCGATCAAAGAACCATATAGCAAAGACGATTCAAAATTGTTACCCAACCAAGATGTACCAGATGGATTGGTTGTATTGGTCACACTAAACGTGCATCCTGAACCTTGTCCATTAATTGGAGAAATACTGCATACATCTCCAACCAAATACAATGAACCGCCTGCATCAATCGTGACATTGGTAACTGATCCGCCAACCACGGTTACCGTAGCCAAAGCTCCTGATCCTGCTCCACCAGTTACTGAAATGTTGTAGTAAGTGCCATTAGGATACCCAATTCCAGGTTGAGTAATGGACACCAAATACATACTTCCCTGAACAATAGAAGTAGGATAGTAGAAATAATGCAGTTCTACCTCATAGCTCTGATCTGGGGTTGGCCCCATCATAAAGGTAAGGAAATCTTCATTGTCTGATCTAGGCCCAAATATGGCGTAGTAGGCAGGAGTATTGTAGTAAGTTGGACTGGGGAAAGAAGCTCTGATGAAGTTAACATCCTTGTCTAGCAAGTAGTAATACTCACCAGTAGTAGGATTAATTACCGCAAAAGAAAAGACAGACAAGAAATCCAAAGGAGCTTGCAAATACGGATTCTGTGCTGACAAATATGCAGTCACATTCCTTCTCAAAGACGGCAATTGAACAGAGTTTAATATCCTCTGTTCTGCGCTGATGATGAATGTGTTCAGCTCTACCTGAGTAAATGTATTCTCAGTGTAGTCCTGAATAGCATTTGTAAGCTGAATGTAGTTCAAGCCATTGGCCCTCTGGACATAATGCCCTTAGTAGCTGCACCAGTTCCACGAATCTTGATACCGCTTGTTTTGGGATGCTGCTCGCCTACAGTCTTGCTTACACCATTGACGGTCATGCTAAGATTCTCAAGCTTGCTGCGATCCACTCTGGAATCCAACTCAGGCATAGCCTCAATGTAACGACCTGCATATTCCTCAGCAGGGCCATTATCAGGATTCTTGCCTACCTTTAGAGCTGGACTATTTTTAGTCGTTGCTTTAATTTGAGTAGCCATTATTTGCTCCCAGGTTTCTGGTTATGTGCTCTAGCCAAGTTACGACCAACTGCTTTCATAGCTTTACTGGTCACACCGCCTTTAGCCATTTTAGTAGGCTTAGCACCTTTGTGCATGTGTTTTTCATGCTTGTGAACTTCTTTTGCAGCTTCTTTATCTGCAATCTTTGTTACTTGTTTCTTGTCCATTTCAAACTCCTACGTTGTCGTGATTGTTACTGTACCTACTGCCCATTTAGGATTGAGATCATTTGGTGTCAAACCATCATCAAAGTTTCTCGATCCGCCAATAGGTTGCCACCCCCATTGTATTTGCCTACTGCCGTCTTGTGGGAATCCTGACTGTTGCTTGCACGTTCCGCAACCAACTTGTGTCATTAAACCACTAACGCCAGACTGGTAATAGCTCTTGTCATTCCTTGGATCCCTGACCGCTTGTGGATCATTTACTGGATACAAACCTAACGACAACTGAGGCTGATCTGGATCCCAACATGTTGGACATACCTTGATGTTGAAAAGCCGAGTCTTGATGATCTCTTTTTTTAGCTCCTTGAGCATGTAGCGCTGACCACACCGATCACACTCCGCAATTGCATACTTGCCTGATGCAAACCTATTTGGCATGTCTATCTCACATAGAACATGTTGCGAGGTACAAATCGGACAGGAGCAGTCTCTCTATCCTCTTGAGCCGCTAGATCATACTGCTGTTCATAATCCGCCTTCAATCCCATGATTCTGTTTGGATCAGTACCAGGTATCTTCATTGATAGGTAATATGAAAGTCCTGCAACCATTGCAGGGATAAATCTGAACGGTATATCTTGTATCTCGATACCATTGCCCGAATCTTGGACTCTACGCATTCTCCAATATACGAATACATATCCACCCCCTGCATTTGGTGCTGGCCATACATTAATGTTTGGCAACCAATTCTGGTATACCAAAGTCCCCACACTATGGTCTGCGGCAGTTGTTCCGTTTTGTCCACGGAAACAGTTCTGCAACTGCGTACCATAGTTAACATTGGAATAGTAAATAGTCTCATTGTCTAGGTTGATAAACCCTGATGAGGCTAAAGGAGTAGTCGTAGTGACGTTAATAACAGTATCTGTAGACAAGACTGCACTAGAAACTGTTACCGATGTAGCGTTTACATTACCGCTTTGACGGTTAAACCATACCTGAATAGGACGTCCTTGCGTCAATTTATTAGGTAAAGTCGAGTATGTTGATTCAGAAATACGGCTGATATTGACGTCTGTTTGGTTGGACGTATTGCCCTGATACTGTCGAATCACATGATCCAACAAGTCAATCGTATCAACTGGGACGGGATAAGCTACCTGTCCAGTTACCATTGGAATAGCGCCTTCTTCAACCGTCCACAAATTAATGCCTCGGTTAGCCCATTCAATGGTCAATAGATTCAAACTGCGCCTTGCAGTCCTAAGATCATATCCAGTACGCAACTGAGAACCACAACGCTCAAAAGCCTCCTCAACTAAATCATTTACATTTAGATTAAAGGAGGTCGTTCCAGTAGTCGTTGTGGATATTGGATAGCTCATTTGCTTGCCATTCTCATGTTGTCAACCAAATTTGGATATCTTCTGCCAGCTTTCTTAGCAGCCTTTTTAGCAGCCGCTTTCTTTTCTGGACTAAGCTTTTTATGTTTTGTTTTGGGGTTGGGTTTATCCCAGACAGCGCCGCCTTCTTTGTAGACCTCTACATCGTTAGGATTATCCTTACGATGTATGATCTTCTTACCAGGCATTTTAGAGGGATTGATATCCCCCATGCCGCGGCTTGCCATCATCAGCAGATTCTCCCTTTGGTACGGCCCTTCATGGCAATACCGTCTGCACGTTTAGATGCTGAGCTAACATGACCACCAGAAGCCATCTTCTTAACGTGATGATGCTTAACCTTACCACCCTTTTTCATGGGCATACCAAGCATACTCATGTCTTTAGGCTCATCTGTTGGAGGAGCTTTTCCTGCGTAGGTGAATCCCATAGAGTCATCATCAGGCATCGTAGGTTTTCTAGAAACATAGTTGGCCGTAGTCATTTCTTGACCTGCCTTGTTTCCAGCGTAATCAGATTGTGCTTTGTTCAAATTACGAACAATAGCCTCTCTTTCTTCGCCTGAAGCTGCTGACTTCTTAGCCGCATCAAGTGCATTCTTGTAGAAAGCAATGTTCTTACCCTGAGTTTCTCTCTCAGTATCAGGCATTTCTTCCTTCATCTTAGTGGTGTAAGTTTTACCATTAAAGGTAAAAGTCTTATCACCTGCATCTCTTGCTGCTCTAAAAGCTTTACCAAATGCACTTGTTGCCATGATAGCTCCTTACTTGTGACTCATGCCACCGTAGCACATAGCTTTAACGTGCTCGTGGTGCATCTTGTGACCATGACTATGCTCATGGTACATGTGCTTTACTTTGTGTTGCTCATGCATATGATCATGTCCATGACCGTAGTGGTGCTCAACGTGATCCACATTGTGCTTGTGGTGTGGAGCTGCTTCGTGCATTTCTTTGTGGTGTTTCATTAGATCATCCTACCTTTCATCTTAGGTTGCATTGCCTTTGTGTGGCCCTTCTTTTGAACAGGGTGCTCACCATGTTTCAAATGACCGCCAGCTTCAACGTGCTTCATGTGTGTTTCTTTAACATGACCGCCAGTAGCCATTTTCTTCACATGAGCTTTACCGCCATGCTTATAGTTACCAACGTCATTGCCCTTCATCTTTTCTTCCAAAGCACGGGTATGACCACGCTTTTGAACAGCATGTTCGCCATGCTTAAGATGCTTTTCACCTGCTTCAATTTCAGGATCCTCAACTGGGCCACCATGAGCCATCTTCTTCATGCCACCTTTGTGCATATGGAGATGATGCTCTGCCATAGCCAAGTGATGATGAGCCAATGTCTTATGGTGTTCTTTGCTCAAGCCACCATGCTTCATGCCCATAGGAGCAGCACCAGGCATTTGAGCTCCCATCATAGGAGTAGCAGCTACCGTAGGAGCTGGACGTCTTGCGGCCATCTTCATGGCTCTAACTGCGTTAGGATTGATTGGCATATCTCCACCTTTTCTAAAATGTTTGCCTTTATCGGCTTCTACAAAGTCCTTACCCACGGATTGCGGTATTCCTACCTTCTTGGCCATCTTTGGATTGTGGGCAACCATTTCCATAAGACGGTGTTGCTTAGCTGATTTACTTGGCATATCAACAGTTCCAAGCTCTCAAAGACTTGTTGATCCTACTATTAGGATCTTTTGCAGTCTTTGTTGAAGTTAATTCTCTCTTCATGCCTTCCATTCTGGCGCAGAAAGAATCCCTACGCTTACCGCCTTTTGGCTGGGGAGGTTTTAAATTCATCCCCTGTTTCTTAGCGGAAGCACGACCCTTTGCGTTTAAACCGCCGTTCGGGTTCTTACCCTCTTTGCGTTGCCAAGCTGGGGTCGTTGCCATGTTATGCGCTTCCAGAGTCCGAGTTGAAAACCTGATATCCCTCAACAACAATACCAGCACCAACTGTTCCTGTGCCAATCTTTAGCTGATACTGAATATCAGTCTTAGGGCCAAACTGGAATGGAATACTTTTGGTCACAATAAAGTTATTGACGAAAGGCTCTTGCAACACACTTAACTGAGCACCAGAAATACTGTTATAAGATACAGCTTGATATACAAGTGTAGATGTTCCTGATGCCGTGTAAGCGTTGTTAGTGTTAATTGTTACTTGAGTAAAGTAAAAATTACAGTTGTTTGGAACGGTATAAACCGCCATCTGACTCTTGCCAATACCAGCATTAATGTACGCATAAACATTGGTGTTTGTTGCTGTACAAGTAATCTGACCAATATTGGTTTTTTGTGATCCAGCTGGGGTGTTTAAAACCAATCCCTGAATTCTTAGATAGTTATTTACAGTAGTAGCAGTAGCTCCAGAGCCACCACTAGCCATAATAACAATCTCAGAAATAGGATTAAAGTTCTTGTCCAAACCATTAACAATAATAGTTGCACCAACATCTGATGCGCTATTACTGCCAATCGTCATTACAGAAGGACTGGTCAAATAAGCTGGATATGTAGCAGCAGTTTCCCAAATTGGAATGAATGAAGTTCCAACTGATGCTTGATATCCAAAAATATTAATAGCACTGTGTTGTGCTATCTGACCACGAGCTACTTGTAGGGCAAACGGTTCCGTCTTCCCGTTACGGGTGATGGAAGAAGTTTGTGCAGACATAATTAATCTCCTTTAAAGAGGGGGCCGAAGCCCCCGATTAATTAGTCAAAGTTACCGTAGGGGTAAGTTGTAGAGTTACCGATGTTCATGTCATTCTGGTTGTAACGAATTGTTACTTCAACTTGACCAGAAGAAAGACCAGCTACTGAAGTAGTCATCTTCAATGTAACAACAACTTGAGAGAACCATGAAGGTTGTTGACCAGGCTGCAAGTTTTGGAAATCTTGCAATGTGGCGTTGCTGTTTGTTAACTGTGAGCCAACATAAGTACCTGTGTATCTTTGAGCAGCAGGGCTAGAGATATTGGCAAATGTTGCATACACGCCAGTAGATGTTGCAAAGTTATTTGAAACATAAGGCTGGATAGCGGTCACAGCCAAAGGTGTGCCAGCACTATCTTTAGGTATTGTACCAATGTCAAGGATAACATCGGTAATGTTACAGCTATAGGGCAAATAGAATACTACGCCACGATAAACTGTAGTTGTAGCATCAGCCGTAGGAGCCGTAGCTACCGTTGGGCCTGTTGCGCTATACACGCCAGATTGAGGCGTATAAATAACACCATTGCTATTTGGAATGTTGTTCGAAGCTACAAACTGACCAGAACCACCACCATAGTTAGCGGTATTAGCCGTTGTAACTGAAAAATCCAATAGAGCTGTTTGAACTAAATCTGTATAGCCAATATCTCTAACGGGGCCAAATCTATTGTCACCCGATAGGATTGGGCCTTCAAAGGTACTGCGTCCCATAATAATTCCTTATGCAAAAGTCTCTTGTTAATCGTTGCATCGTCTGCTGGGCCAGTAGCAACAAGAGGAAAACTCCCAGATGCTTAATATTACTACTTTTTAAAATTAATGCAAATGTTTTTTACAATAAAAAAGCCCCACTTTTTGGGTGGGGCCAAAAGCTCAGGGGGGAGCTTTTAATTAATAGGAACCGTAGATTCCCAATGGATCAGACCATCCGAAGCTATAACGCTCACGAGACTTGTAACGAACGTTACCAGTATCGAAGTCACCATCCATGCTATTTTGCAAGGGGGTGCGAACGAAGTGCTTCATACCGTTAGGTACATCAGTAGTCAAGAACCAAGCATTGGTAGCTGTCAAGAAGTGGTTAATGGTGTAACCCTCTGGAACAGAACCGTTGTTCTTGATAGCGTTGATGTCGTTGTTGTTTGTACCAACACGCAATTCAGTATCGAGCAAACGAGTTGCAACGAACTGGAGAGCAGGAGGAACAATCAACTTCTGGGGACGGGCAGCGATCAATAAGCCACGCTCATCTGTCCATGCAGCGATTTGAATAACTGCATTTTCCAATGCGGTTTCATTCAAGTCAGCAGGAGTAGAAGGAGTGTTAGCGTTAGTACCACCAGACACCAAGGGGTGAGCTGTATTGAACAGAGACACGCCATCACCACCAACGTAGGCAGAGTTGAAACCGTTGTTCAAAACGGCAGCAGCTTTAACCTGTTTGGTGTATGCCATCGCACGAGCCAAGCCTTTGGTATAGCGAGCAGACAAAGAATCGTAGAGGTTATCTTCGATAGCTTCTTCTGTTAAGCTAAAGCCAAGGGCAATAGTTTCGTGGTTGTAGCGAGCAGTCCATGCTTCTTGTGCATTGTCATAGCTGATGGCAGTACCTTCAGGCTTGACTGGTGCAGCAGAAAAACCAGACAGTTTTGTCTCTTCTTCAAAAGAACGCTCAGAGGTTTCTGTTTCATAGATCTCTTTGTGTTCTTCACCATAACGTGCATACTCTAAACCGAACAAAGCGTTCAAGCCTGGGAGCAGCTCTTTCAATAGTTGTGCGCGTGAAATAGCCATTTGTTAGCTCCTTAATTAAACGCCAGTAGCATTGAAGTAACT